GCTGGCGATCCCGCGCCAATTGGCCGGCAACTGGTTTAAGCCCGCTGCGCGCGATTTCTGCCACTTCACCGATCAAGAATAGAGGAAATAACAATGTCCCATACTTGTCAATTTAACGTTTATCTGAAAAACAAGGGCGATAAAAAAAGGCATATGCTGGCGTCATTCACCAGCCGCATCGACGCGGTTAATTTTGCTTTCGAAAAATCAAACGGCCAATATAGCAACCCGAATTTCACGCTATTGGCCCTCGATCACGATAGATCGATTTTCCGGAAATTTATTCAAGGTGCGGCCGCGTGAGTGGTTTAGATTTCAAGGTTCCGATGTTTCGTAAACGCTTTATCGAGTCGCATTTTAAAACCCGCCGCACAACCCTTTGCGGGGTAATCGCAAAGACTGTCGCCGAGGATGTAAACACTAAAATTTACGTCCAAGAATATGTAAAGGGCAATCACAGTTGCCGCGCTGATTTTATTGAATATCTGGCAAATCGAATCGAGTTTATTTTAGATAAAGAAAAAGTGCTTTAATACCCCCGCTAGATATTGTAATAAATATCATTTGTTGTCGCCCAGCCCCGTTCCGTTTCCCAGTAACTTATAGTATTCGGCCAAGATGATCCGCCACCTTGAAAAAACTGCCATCGAACCCGAAATGGTGAAGTCATGCCGCTCACCGAAACATACCAAGTTGTACAACTACCAACACCGGTTCCGGTATGGAACCATAACGACGGACTATCTAAAAACCACCCGCTCAAATCAAAATCATCATCCACTGTGCTATTGCACAATAACCCGGCAGTATCCCATTGCGCAAAAAGTGCCGTATTCCTTAATGCCAAGGTCGCGAATTCTTGAGTACAAATCGCGAATTGTCGCCCGCCTTGTGTATCGAACGACACAACCGCACCCTCAAAGATACCACCAGGCGCGCATACGAGGCCGGTGGTATGTATTAAATCAGCATCGAGGCCGGTTATATCCCACGCGCCCGCTTCGACTGCCAGGCGGTAATCGGCTTTCGCCTTGAACGGCCCGATAGAAGTTGCCATTATGGATTGTCAAAATTAAGCGTCATTATTTCGCCGAGTTCATTTGTTAACGTTACCGTATCCATAACGTTAATATTTACTACATCGCCATTGTCATCGGTAAATGGCGTCGTTGTCGCAATTCGGCTTGTTTCCGTAAAATTGAGGTTTTGTAACCCGGTTGCGGCATCCGCGCCGGCCCCGGCTTTAGCTTGTCGCGGCGCGTGAACCGCGCGGCTATTTTCATTAAGAATCCGCGTAATTGCGTTTAAATATTCGGCGGTTATGGCATCACCTATCCGAATTTTACGGACTATTTCGGCGGCGCGCGTTCCCATTATGCAACCGTCAACGTTGCATCAAAACCGGTGATTCTGAATGCGCCGGCATTAACCGAGAAATTGCGCGGCCCGGTAAAAGTAAACCCGAGCGGCGTAAAATCAACACTTGGGAAAACTTCATATTCTTTTGTCCCGGTGTTCAAATCTAAATCCGCATCCGGCCGCACTGGATGCGCGGAAATTACATTAAAATGGTAGGCGGTTTGCGCCTTAAATAACCAGGTTTCAGGGTTGTACTGAAACGAAAACCGAACCCGAAAATTCTCCCCCTCATCCTCGACAAAAATATTCGAGCATAAAATTGTATTCACGGCGTATCCCAACCAGGGAACCGAATTCATATGACCGACATAATTATCAATTTCACTTTGCGGAAAATTCGGTGCGGTATAAGTGAAATCAAACACCATGCGCGGCCGTTCGAGTTCCGCCACAAAATACTGTGATACAAACGCACCGCTAACACTGTATTCCGTTTGCATCAAAACGCCATTAATGTCCCGGTTTGTTTCCTCGCTCGACGTGCTAGCGTTCGCGGTAAAGCGCGCATTACTCGATCCCGATTCTGAGCCGAGGTCGGAAAAATACGACATTACAATTCGATACTGCCCGCCGCCTAAAGGCTCCGACTGGATATTTTGCAAAGTAATCGCGGAAATAACCGGGTGCACGTCGCCGATGTTTGGCAGCGCACCGTCATTAATGGCATTAAATAATATTTCGTCGGCGTCGCCTATAACATCAGTAACAACCGCGATTCGCTCGGCGCGGTAGCCGTTTTTATCCAGCTTCAACCGACTGCTTTTTTTGATGTCAATTTTTGCCGTCATTGCGCAACCGCTCCGGTGGATGATTTTTCGAGAACATCAATAACGCGTTCTAATAATCCCGATTGTTTTTCCGCCTCGCGGAATGTTTGATCAAACCATTTTTGACCCCCCGCCGATTCAAAAGCATCGACGCCGGCCGTTGGCGCAAGTTCATTAAACCGCCGCGCGCTCTCGATCCGCCGTGCCTGATTCCTGCCCTGAGTGCCGAAAACCCCGCCAATATCTCGATCATTAAAATCGCCGAGCCGATATGAAGGATCCCCCGCCGGGATATCTCCCGCGCCCGGCAACTCGCCACCGGTTCGCGCCAATTCTTGTTTCATCAGGAATTCCCCGATGGTGTCGGTTGTATTATCCCACCATAGAATCATGTCCTTTAAATCGCCAATGACGCCGCGCGTAAATTCGCGGATTGCGTCCTTATCCAGCGAGATTATCAGCGCTGTCAATTCGTTGGTAATTCCCGCAATCGCGTCATTCAAACCCGCCTCGCCGATAGCAACGCTTAACCCCTCAAGCGCCGCATCGAAGTTTGAAAATGCGGGAGTCATATTTCCCATTTGATCCTTCATTGCCGAGGAAAATTGTACATCGCCGATATCGCGCAAATACCTTTGAACGTTTTCCGAGGTATTTCGAATAGTTGTTTCGATCCCCTGGAAAGTAAATGTTACGTTTTCACCTTCTTTTTTTGACTTGATACCGAATTCTTTTAACCGCTCGAATTCCCCGGTTGCAGCATCCGCAACAGCTTCGATCATTTGATCGAGGGATTTGCCGAGCGCGCTCGCGGTGTTGCCATAACTGCGCAATGCTTCCGCACTTGGATCCAGGCCGAGAGCCTTTAGCTTGATAAAACTTTGCACAACTTCTTTTAATGCAAAAGGCGTTTCGGTTGCAAATTTTTCGATCATCTCAAACGCTTCGGCCGCCTCTTTTGTCCCGCCGGTCATTGTTTTTAAACTGGCTTTTATTGTTTGAAATTCCGCGTTGACATCGATTAGGCTTTTCGTTAATAGCCCAGCGCCGGCAATTCCCGCTAGCGCCAGGAAGCCCGTATGTAATCCAGTAACCGCGTTGCGTAGACTACCAAGCCCCTTTTTTACAGTGCCAAAAACCGCTTTGGTTTTATCCTTCGCGGTTAAGTTGAATCTGGTTTCGTGAGTCGTTCTAGCCATTCTGATTTTCTGCTTTCACCCGCCGAAATGCGGCGTAACCTAAAATCTCATTTACCGGCAATTCTAAAGTTTGCGACGCACTACGCCCGATTGCAGTTCCGTACTCATAAGCCATAAACAATAGCACGTCGCTTTTTATTCCTTTGCGATATCCTCGATCGTTTCCTCGATATCATTGCCGATATCGGTAGCCATTAAATAAGCAATGGCGCGCATCACATTATAATCGTATTGAGAGCGCAAACCCTCGATTGCAGCATCGACAAAAATTAATTCGCTTGCGGCATCGCGCGCGCGTACTTTAATCGACATTAAAACCCGATCAACCGTATCTCCGAACGCCTCTATTTTCTTTTGCTCGGCCCCGGTCAATGGCAACCAGTAGATTTTCACCGGTTCCCCGGCATCGTCCAGCCATTCACTTACAACGCAATGCGAGAGTTTACCGGTTAGCGCGTCCGCAAATTGTCGCTTGCCGATATCGGCTATATTCACGTAACCGAGCCGACAGTTAACGCGCCACTGCCTTGAATCGTAAAGGTTTGCATAACCATCGAACCTTTTTCATTGACCGCGCCGCGTCCGACGATTAAACCGGTACCGCTGCGCGATTCGTCGCCGCTGATATTGCCCTCCGGAAGCATAACAAAAGCCAGGCTAGCGCCGATTGTCATTGCACCTTGCCCGGTGGTATCGGCTTTGTCCCACTTGCATTCAATGTTAGCTGTCCAACTGGTATCACCCGCCGCGAATTCCTTTTCCTGCGTCCCCAGGTCGGTATCCTCGATTGGTTCCATTGCTTCATCCAACGTGAACCGGTTGATACTGGCAACGACATTCCCCGCCGCCGTAACTATACCGTCGTTACCTCTTACTTTTGCCATCGTTTTGCACCTT